AAAAGCCCGGGCGGAATGCCATCAAAGACTGTTCTATATATATTGAGTTAAATCTGTATTTTTTTACATCATATAAAATCGCTAATTTCTGTTTGACTCTCTGAGCCTTATCAAAAAGTGTCGGGTAGTGATTTTTATTTCTCAGATCCCACGCTTCACAGTAAACAATTTCACCTTCATCATCTAACACAGTAGCTCCGACGATTGAGGTCGATATATCTAATCCAAGGATCATATATATACTATATCATATATCAAGCTTTAATTTAAATGTATATTGTTTATCTTGCGTTTTTCTTACCGGATTTGCTAATTTTGCAACTGCAATCAGATTTCTGTCCTTGTCGTATACGCCAACTTTACTAATATATGTCGTCTTTTCATAACTCGCAGTATGATTTGAATAAGAACTACTAACAACATTCTTAGCTGATAGCGTTCTATCTTCAACGTAATAATTAGAACCTGTTGAAGGAGTGTTCATGGAGCTAGTGTGGCTGTTTGCAGTATAAGTCGGATTATTCGAGAAATTTAAGTCGCCGCGTGGGGCATCTGCAAACATAGTTAAAGTTGGAATATAATTCGTGCCCTTAAAACTCATACCAAAGCTGGCAGACGGTATATCTCCGCCGCCAAGAGAAGCGTTTGCGTCATTTGCGCCGGCGCCAAAATAAAGCCATTTAGTATTTTTCTTATCAGATGGATCTGCTATATAATTAAAAGTTGTGGTGGTCAAATTCCAAGAACCTGTCAACACTAAGAAACCTTCATTATAAAGCACAACGCCTGCAACACTGCCAGAGCCTGTTGAGCCATATGGCAATGTCTGTACAAGTTCCCCGTTCCTATGTATATCCTGAACTCTACCGACCAAAGCCCCTGTTATGAACATGTCTAACTGTACGGATCCCTTTTTAATTGATGAGCCATAAAATATAGAAGGAATACTCACCAAATTTAGCTCATGATAAGATTTGTCTCCGAGTGTTCCTGAAAACTGATGATGCCTGCTTAAAGGAATATAGTGATTCAAGGTATTCTCTAGAGCGGTTATTCTTCTTTTTTGAGGAACATTGTTTATTATTGCTGGCCCAAGAGAAAATAATTGCCTGGATATACTGGCCGACATTGGGTAACTTCCTGAAATAACGTCGCCATAATTAAAGTCCTGATTAAAAGAATCTGTTGATACCGTCGCCATTGAAGTTAAACTTCCTTCTTTTGTGACGAATGGATAAATATATTGGCTAGCTAATCTATCAATATTCATTTCATACAGGCTAATGTGCCCAGATGAAACACCCTTTACATTAGAAGTATTGCTCCCGCTTATAACGACGTCGTTATTATAATAAATATGTCCGTCATATATGTGGAAATCGCATTGTGGGTGAGTTTTTATACGATTTATGAATACATCATTTCGTTTAAACTTGTACAGTGTCATAACAAATATAACTAGTTATGGAGCAAATTATTAATAATCAAGCCGAACACGAAGAGTTAATTCGTTTTCTGGTGTTTTCTTAAGAGGTTCACTCAATTTTGCTACTGCAAGAAGCTCATTGTCTGCAGAATAAAGACCCACTGTTGTCATATAAGTAACAGGAGCGTCTGTAGAAACGTTCTTGACTCTAATTTTGCTTCCGGAAAGATAAGTTGGGTTGGAGCTATAATTAAACTCATTATGATTCGCTCTACAGAAATAAATTGTCGAATTCAATTCAGTAGTATTATTAAAGGTAAGATTGTGAATTCTGTGTCTAACTGCATGTCCCATGGCGTCAATATTAGATCCAGTGAATACCGCAACAATATTACCACCTCCAGTTGCGCCAGCATCTGTCATTATGGCGGCATCGGCAGTATGGCCAGCAGAGCCAGAATCGAATACAGAAGCAGTCAGAACACATACGCCCGCCTGATAATAAATCAAGCCCAGCGCAGTGTCAGTTGCCGCTGTTGAAGATGTTAACAAGAGTCCATATTCACCCGCTGGAGAATTCACTCTAAAATCATTTGCTGCATTATAATCCTTAACCGTAATAAGACCGCCGCCTGGAGCGTCGAAATCTGCACCGGTAAGCAATTTAATTTCAAATGTTCCTTTTTTGATCTCGTCCTTTACAAGCAATCTAGAGAGTGGAATAAAAATACACTCTCTCATTTTTGTTCCAGACCCAAGATCTCCATCTTGATCAAATTCTCTAATAGATCCGCTTACATCATGACCAACGAGCATCTGAGCCATTTGATTATAAATATTTATCTTTTGTTCTTGTTTTGTGCCAGACGTTGGAGATGACTGTGACATGTTGGAATTCGATGAAAAGCCCATAGTTACGTCAAGAATGTGGTTCGCTGAAGAACTTAAGTGTGGATAATCATAAACAGACATGAACATGCCATGAGAAAAAGTTTTAACATTTGTCTCTGATTGAAATGCTCCATATGTTCCTGACATGAGCGTTCCTGTCACCGGAACTGATTCATGCAATAACGTCCTGGTTGTGGTTACGTCATTATTAAGAAATGTTTTATAAGTGGTTGCCATATTTATTTCCTTTTACTAGTTCTTCTTTATAAATCTGATGGGTATATCAATTCTCGACCCAGTTGTAATGCCCGTAACTCTGACGTTTGAATCGACATAAAGGGCGGTATACTCCGTCCCGCTGTTTGATTGTGCGCCGAGTCCAAGCGTGGCAATTGCCGTTGTGGTACTTGATCCTAATTGGTTAAACAGGAAGGCACTACTGTTCAGTTCCAGAGAGGCCTTGATTTGAAAATAAACTCGCGTTCCTCTGGGCCCTGTGATCGCAGATGTGTTGTTTCCATCAGTATCTGTCGCATTCGGAATATCTGCGACGACATTACCGGGAGTAGCGGTAGTAACATAATAGCTCGCAATTTGATCATCATCAATAAAAGATACAGGAAGCGCTGTCGAATTCGTACCGGCGGTTATAATAGAACCTAGTCTATTATCTATTTCAATAACGTATTGTGTCTCTTTAAGATCGGCATCCAATACAAACCCTGCGCTGATTTCTGTAGTGTTCAGGCCCTGGTCGATCATAATTTGCGATGAATTTGTCTCTGTTATAGAGGCACCCTTCATATATCCTGTCGTATCATTGGCAACGACCGCTTCAGTGTCTTTATCTACCGCAACAAGGAAATATCCCTTTGCATTCTTTTTTGTGCTAGAGATTTTTTCATTTAAGATCAGTTCTGGTAAATATAGTAGATTTGTACGTGGAATAGAAATCAATCTAGATTTCATAGTAGAAGTGTTGTTTGTGAAAGCCTCGAAAACTGGACTTTTTAAAACCTCTAGATCAAAATACGCAGAGCCACTGGCATGAGATTTATTATAGACGGAATAATTGATTTCATCGTCTGCAATTGCAAATTTGGCGATTTTAAAACTACCGTCTCCCTTTGCAAGTCTCATGCGACCGGTGTCAGTTAACACCGCATCTAAAATTATATCCCCACTATTGTCAAGAAAGGCCATTATTATACTCCTCTTTGTTCGTAATTAGTCTGTTTTTTTAAATTATACATTATTTCTATTTGTTTACAAAAAATATTAAGTCTGAAGGTTCTTTTGTACAAACCTTACATTCACATCGATCTTTTTACCAGTGTCTTTAGAGGTAAATCTAAATTTAAATCTTTTATTCCAGACACTTTCATCTTCAACTCCCAGTACAATACTTTTATTAAGGGCCGAATCTGCATTCACCAACCCAGATTGCTCTAAATTAACAAACCCCTGAGCATCTGCCGGCTTAATATAAATATACTTTTTCATACTTTTAGATAAAACTTTGTTTTCAAATTTCTTGAATTCAACAACTTTTATAATTGGATATGTTACGCCGCTATTCTCAACTATTTCTAACTCAAACACCGGTGATGGATTTGAAACCATATTATGAATATCCGTTACTCTAAACGTATAATAATATTTGGTGTTGGTCCTCAATCCTGTTTGTAGATAACTTGCTGCTTGATTTCCCAAGACTGTGGCAATTTTATTATTTTTAAAATCTGCGTAAGACTCAGGGTGGCTTTGTATTCTAAATATATCATATGAAGAAGGAATATCATCGCCAGCATATTCAATTGGATCTCCAGGTTCTAAATCCTGGCTATCTCTTAAAAACTCGATTTGTTGTATATCTGAATCTTCTATTTGAACAGGTTGCATCTTTCGCTTTCCGGTCGTATGGTTCATCAAAATCAACATCTTGTCTGCGACGGCGCGATATGGGACCATGGTAGCCTCTGGTGGCAAAGGTGGTCGCGACATTATTCTGGCTGTCGATTCGTACACCAACGTTTCAATGAGACTTACTTTTGGCTTATAAATAACATCTAAGAATATTTTAGCTATCCAGTCTTGACTTTTCAAAAATTCTACTTGAGCATCTAAGCCTGTTGGGCCATCGTCAAAACTATCGTAATAATACTCCAAGCCTATATTCATATCATGAGCATAAATTCTATAACCATACTTTTTACCATATTTCACCTGGGTATCGACAAATTCAATAATATCGTCCTCATCATTATTAAAAAAATAAAAATTCTGAATTGGATTTCCTATTATATCTCCCGCGTCATCAGTTGAAAACTTAGAAACCTTATACATCAGTGTCTCCGAATATGTCTTTTTGTTCTCTAAGACATCTTTGAATGTCGGTGAATTTTCTTTGATGGCGCTATTGTATTTACTATCGAAGGCCAGCTTCAACAATGTTTTATATAGGTTGTTTTCACAAGAAAAAATCACAGGACTGTCATTTCCTAAAACAAATATAGCTTTATCTATTTCACTTTGATCTTCAGCAGATTCAAATATGCCACTAACCATAGCATCCATATCTACAATTGTTATTTCCTTCTCTGGGCTTGTATCCACCACAGTTTCAAACGCTCCACCTATTTCTTTTTGAGATATAGTCGTCGTTTCCTCCGTTACGTAAATTTGTTCGCTTGATTGTATAGTTTCAGCAATAAAGTCTTTTATAAAAGTTTCCTGCAGACCAACTTCCTTAAACATATTCGCGAACTTTGTCGATTCTGACCTGGAAAATTTAACGCTAATGTCCATAGGAAACACATTCTTTCTCTTGCTGTATTGATCCATATCTTTCGAATCCGCATAAGCGAAGACTATATTGAACCCTGATTCAACAAGGTTCAAATACGCTTCCTGATTATTAACAGACTGATTCTGAATGGCCTGGCTAACATCATCTAAAAATATAGTGTTGCCTCCGGAGATCTGATCTAGCGGATCATAATATATATTTTCATTTGCCGACATGCCCTGCACAGAAGAGTTGTTAACAGATTCCAAGGCACCTACTTCTACGCTTCCCGCCATAGTTGCGTGTTGCGCCATACTATCATTTAATTCATCAAGATTATTTTCTGATGATTTTTTTGCTGCCTCTAATACGACATACAAATTTGGAGCAATAGTTTCTGGATGATTAGCTACCGAATGTTGGTGTTCTGCATGAAAAAAATTATAATTTGCCGTCAAAGAAGCATACGGTGGCCTGACTGCAGCTACGTTAAGAGAGCTTATTTCTTTTTCCGAAAAATATAGTGGTGTGTCAAAATTTATATAAGGAAGAACTAGACCCTGATTTAGCGGAGTATTTCCCTCATATTCCTGAATATACCCCCTGACGGACCCCTTAGATAAATCCTTGCCAAAAATAAAGCCGGCCTTTATAGGGTTATATTCTCCTGAAGATTTCGTCCAAAAATCATGAGATTTGTCGATGTTATAATGAACCCTGACGGCTGACCATCCTTCTGGAGGAACTTTGGAAGTGTCAATGATATTGTAGCTTTTAAATCTCCCTTCTTGAAGATACTCTATGAGAACATCTGATTCCGTATAGGTATTTTTAGATTTTACTTTTGCGAATGTCATGTTTAATATCCTCCGCCGGCGCTAGATTGATCTCCGCTAGCTCCAGTTGCCTGGTTTTCATCTTCTGGGGGTGCGGTAGTTGCTGCCTGTGGGGCCGATTCACTTGGCGGAGCCTCGGATTCTACATACATCTGTGGATTACTGTTTGTATATTCAGAATTTTCTGCGGCAATTGGATTTTGTTGTGTGTTGTCGGCTGCGATTCCGCGTGGCTCTTGCTGTGGAGGATCTGGTGTTCCATGTTGAATAATAAAATATTCATGATAAATTGGTAATTTCATTGCAGTATTTTCATTTATATTATACTGCTTATTTTCATATCTCTTAAGTCTGCACAAAAACATTTTTCTTGGGGACGCGTCAGAGAAATTGTTCGCTCTCAGCGGAACCCAGATGGGATTTAATACTTGGCCATCTTCAAACATTGATAAATATTCAACTTTCATTAAATTTTCATAATTCATATAAAACTTTGGCAAGGCTTGTGGGCTGTTATATTTCCCCATCAGACCAATAGATGCAAACTGAGCAATGCGCTTGGACGCAGCATTCCCAATAACAGATTTAAGGTGATTTGGAAGATTCTTAGCGCCGGCTTGGTATCCTCCGACTATTTCTGCCTCATCGGGCTGTTCCAAATCCTCTGGTGTTGCAGATTTAAGTGCTTCTGCATTAATTGTGTTTTTTGTTAAATCGTTGTTTTTAACCGAATTCAGGTTTCCCAGATTAAACGGACTTAATGTTGGCGTATATCCTCCGAAAGCTGGTATAGCCATACTCTGAAAAACTTTTTCGGATTCTGCGTTCATTCCCTCGTCGCCTTTCTGGATCTCAAAATTTCGAGCATTGCTTATAAGCTGATCCGCCGACGCAGCTTCTTTTGATAAACCAACATCAGTAAATTCAGTCATTGTAAATTCTGGACTAGTTTCACTCATAACGACGGTGCAGCCTCTGTCTGCGAAAACATGTGCTAAGGCTGCTCCAGCCGGGGTGACGCTTCCGTTGGTGCTTCCTTGAACAAGATTTAATATCTCGCCTACATCTTTATCAGTTGCGTTCTTCATAAGAATCATAGATCCTATATTGTTATAAAATTGTTCACTTGCCTCTGGGGCGATACTATTCATTACGTAAGAATTTTTATATGTATATTCTCCTCCGGTGCCTCCCAGCCTTATCCATGATGGAGAAAGATAAGAATATTTAGAATATTCTAGATTATCAGATATATTAGGCTTCCCTGGATAACTTATGCTATCATTGTGTTCTTTAAAGTATTTGAAAGTTTCTTGATTTACTCTTTTTACGTATGTATCTGATTGTATGATCATCGGACCCACGATATTCCTTTCAACAGAGTTTCTTTTGGTCGCTAGTGTTAAAAAATCATAGCCAACTCCAACATTATCAGTCGCATCGAAGATTTCTTCTGCTGCCCTAAACCATTTTGTAATTTTAATTATTCTTTTTTTGCTTGTTGTTTTTTTTGATATGGAACTTTTATTCACTCCAAGGGCACTAGTGTCATTTCCAGGTAAATTAGCATAAGATAAACCAAGTAAAGTTCTTATCTGTTGAACCGTTGTTTCAATAGTTGCTATAACCTTGGAAATGCCGCCTGGGGAGCCTTGCTCTGGGTTTGACATGTAAAACATCGTGCTGATTACGTGATGAAAATCAGAGCCCTGCGGGAAACCTCCAAGGTCCATGACCAACTCGAAAAAAGCATAAATTGCTTTAAAGTTTGGCCTGGACCCAAAATCATATCTATTTTTTATATCATCAATAAACCATTTATTGAATCGATTAGATACCGTGTTAAATGCAGGCTTCAGATCGCCGGCCGGAATTTGTTCTACTTCTAGTGGAGAGTCGATGTGTGGGTCGGAAACTTTTTGATAATATTGTGTCATGCCAATTCTTTTGGACTCTTCGTGATATAATCTGAACTCCTTCATTAGAAGATCCAAATCACTTATTTTTTCCTTAAAATAGTCAAGAGTATTATCAACATATTCTAATTCTACCCCGTATTGATAATATCCACGCTCCTCTAGTGCGATATCGTCATCTGTAGCAGTAAAATATCTTTTGCCACTTGAATTAATAATTGTTTGTGGCAGTTCGTTTATTTTACTCGCGGCCTTTGTTGAAAATAAATTTGCAACTTCAAAATTAATTGTCTTTTTATCCTCTACGTGAGGATCGTCTGACTCCGTATGGTCAAAAAGACTTGATTGCGCGTCGCCGGGTTCATATTTTTTAACTCTATTTCTCATTATTTTCATAGATCTTAGAGTCACTCCCGAAGATTTCAATGCTGTGTAATCTCCGCCACTATAAAGGGCTCCGTATTGTGAGCGATCCGTAATTAAACTTTTTTCATCTAAGCCAAACACCAACCTTGCTCTGCCAGATAGATCTCTAGAATGATATAATTTTGTAAAATAAGAATTTTCTGCTGGATGTTTATATTCTTGGCCGGATATAAATGTCTTAATAAACTTAAGTGTATTAGATCCCGGCTTAGAGAGGAGATTCAAATCTAAAGCCCTTCTTTCTATTCTTTCAACTGATCTAAAATCCTGAACAACATAGTTCGGTACAGCTTTCATGGTCAATTTTGGCTGATTTTTGCCCGGCTCATGAGTTAATCCACCCATCCACCCGATATATCCATCGGGCGCTGGATTCTCGGCGCCATGATAGTGCACAGGCCCGGGCCATAAATCTCCATCTGCAGTGAGAAAGACGTGTGTAACTGATTTAATTTCTCCGTTTTCAATTACTATCTCTGATGCTGGATTACTATTTCCTTCGAAATCCAGATCTTCGTTTAAGTTAAATTCGTCTTTTATAGCATCTAGATCAAGCATAACATCGGCAAAATATGCCAAATGACTAGGATTAACCGTAGGGACAACAAACTGAGTTTGATAATTTACAGTATAAACTCTGTTGCCATCATCGTCTGTGACATAAGACATTTCCTCTAGAGGAACTTGTTTTTGGTCCACTAGGGGAATCTTCTTGTATGTCATATCGTTATTGGCCATATTCCAATCATTTTCGACTAAACTAGCATGTTCGTCCTTAAATTGTTTCATAAAGGCGAATCTATTTTTCGAAAGATTGTCGATAGATTGTTTTGTTGTTACTTGTAGCAACCCAATATCCAAAAACTTAGAAAAATCCTGCTTTTCATACCAAGAGGAAACTAAATCTTGTGGATCTAGAATCTCTTTTATGACGACATCAACCGTAACAATCAATTGATCGCCGGCTGGCTCTAGTATAATTCTCTTAAAATTAACCCTAGGAAGGAAAGAGCCTATTATATTATTTGCGTCACACGTAGCCATTAGCAGTTATCAAAATCCTCTTCTTTTAGTACAGGCTTGTACATATCTTTAGTTCCAATCTTCTCTAATTTGTCCGGACACTCAAAATCCACCCCAAAATATATCTCATCGGTCTTTTCACCTATTTGGTTTGCAGCACAAAATATATCCTCCGGGATCTCGTTATCAACTAAAACATCAAAAAACATGTCGACATAAGTTGCGTCAAACTCTTGATTTTCATATTGTTTTTCTATATCTTTCTTATCAAGTAATATTCCGTCAACGATCATTTCTGGCTCTCTATGAAAAAATAATGGCACCAAAACTTCTTTTGATCCATCTGACAGGTTTTCATCTACTTCTGTTTGTATTTCAAAAACCTCTATATCGAAGTTTTTTGGATTAAATTCAGTATTATTCTCGCCAACTTGAAGTAATATATACTCTTCCTCAACTTTTATGACAGTTCCATCCGGCAGTTGTTCGGCGGCGAGTGCTGAATCTACACCAGAGCCTGCTGCGTTCGGATCTCCAACCACTGCTGAATCTACATCTTCTAGAGTTGTTGCTTCTTGTGGTAAGGCTTCCTCTTGTTCTACAGAGATCCTATATTTCAACTGAGATTCGATTTGGGGTATTTTTACTGTTTGATAAGAGCCAGTAACAGTCGTATTTGCACTCTGCATTTCTCCTTTCAAAAACCCCAGGCGCCATGATGGCAAATAATCAGAAACAAAGTTTGATGTTCCAATAGGCGCCGACAAAGCATAGTTTTTATCGGCCGTTTGCTGGATTCTGGCGCCTTTTAAAAGGTCGCTTTTATATAGAACATCCTCTATCATCTGTTCACCATAGCGAGTTAATCTATTTGATTTATGCACCTCGGTCTCGATCCCTCTGAAAACATATTGAGTTCTTAATCTTGGTGTTTTCGTGGTAATTCTTCCCTTGGATTCATTTTGATTTTCTTTTCCCGAGGCGTATTCGACATCATATAATATATCGTCATCAAAAAATGAATAATATTCTGGTTTTAACCTGCCCATAGACAAGAGAAACTTACCATATTGGGTCAGTTGTAATTCTACTACATCTTCTTTTGGATTAAAAAACGTCATTCTTCTTTCTCAGCCTCAAAATCTACACTTGCTTCGATCTTTGCTAATTCAACCAACGAACAGAAGTCGTATGGCCAGTTATAACTATATTCTGGCACAACTTCTTGATTGTTAAATTGAAATTTAAACCTGTCGTCATCATAAGAATCTGCAGTTGCTGCGAAATAATTCTTCTTGGCTCGTCTCTTTACCTTGAAAACCATCCATCTTAAATCGCCAGTATTGTCGAGTTGATTTCCAAAAATCTCGATAGGGTGAGTAAAATGTGAAATTTGTTTTTGAGCTTTCATTGCCGGTTTTGGCATAACCCCTTGCCAAATGTCTGCCAAATCCTGTCTATCCAATCTTGTACTAAACTCAAAGATGTACATGAGAATTGGCATTTTGTCATCTTTTGCAGATAAAGTCGGCTCTGTTTTTATAAAATTAAATTGTGGAGGTATCACATACTTTGCCATCAAATTAACCTGTTGTCTCATCGAAGTAAAATTATCTGGAAGAGCATCTGCGGCCTCAGTCGACTTAAATGAGTCAATAATTAGACTAATGTCTTCGGGCCTCATGACTGATCCTGGAGATTTTACTGGCTGAATGAAATGCCTATCTCCATTATGATCTCTAAATGGAATCGCAATGATTGCCTCTGTTAAAGTGTTTGCATCAGCAATTTCACCGATACGCTTACTGTCTGCTTGAAACCCTAGGACATCTATCAAAGATCCCGTTGTTGCTGATTCTGCAAATGTGTCGTCTGAGAAACTCTCTTCTATCGATAAGAATATACCTTCTGTGCTTTCGGGGAATGATCCATACCCTCCCCACATTCCGCGGCCTCGTTGGCTGTTAGAAGAGCTAAAGTTAAGCGTGGGGCATTCGAATTTCGGACTAATAGACCAAACATCAAAAGATCCCGCTTCGTCTCCTGACGAGTCTTCCACGGAAACTGGAATATATTTTCCATCTGGTCCAAAGTTTGTAGAGTACCCGACTTTCTTCACTCTGGTTTTTCCGAAAAGATTCACTGATGAAGAAATCATCATCATGTTTCTCAACGCGGCTTGGCCTGAATGTGTGCCGGCGCCTTTAGTCGGATATTCATAAGAACTTGTTCCAAGGTTTGCATATTCAGCAGAACTTCTCGCATGCTCCAGTATAGTATCTAAACTAAATTCGCTTGTTAAATCAGCATATTGATCGATATCCGACCCCTTAACGGCTATTCTAGCCCTTGCCTTGCCGTACATGTAAGGAGGGGTATACGGTGCATATGCGGGCCCCCAAGTGGCATATATACTATTGTTGTTTGCCATGTAATTTTGGGCCGGCCACCATATGGTGGGTGGTCCATAAATAGAGCCTCGGAAATCATCGATTGGGCCGCCGTCACGGGTCGTGTCGCCAAACCAAGACCCAGAATGACCATAACCTTCTGCCTGAATAAAGTCTTTTGTTTTATGTAAGGTCACATCCATATAATATGTCTTGTCGGGGTCCATTTGCTTCCATTCAGATCTGGGCTTTGAAGTAAATGTCTTAAAAGACCTGTTGTTCAGGAAGAAATTTGGTACTTCCGCCAAGAAGTTATGCATAGCTAGTGCGTATTTTTGACTTCTTTGGCCACCAAACTGGACATATGGAGCCTCACTATGATAAGGGAAGGCAACATCGCCATTAGAACTAGAGAGTCGGCAATTATAAAATGTCTCATCATGATATATTCTTGCTGTGTCATCATTAGCGTCAGAAGCGATTGGGAGCTTGTTTAGATCTACTAAAGTTTCAAAAGGAAGTACATAATCAAAATCTGATGTGATCACCGATGGTGCGGCATATGCTATCGTTTTTAGGCCGGCATCGTTTGAAGATACACCAGCAGGCGTGCCTTTGAAAATGGGATATGAGCACGCAACTCCTGCTTTAATTGTGTTAAACAAGAGGCCTGGTGACATCAATGGCCTAAGAAGCACCGCTAATCCAAGATCTTCATAATTTTGATAATATGGTGGGTAAACTGGGGAAAGGGCGCCGATAGCAGAATTAGTCGGGCGGCTAGAGCTAGCATTTAATATAGTTGCCGATTCTGATAATAACGTTCCGATTTGTAGTGTTCTTGTCATCGGGTAAAAGCCGTTATACGGAAGAAGCTTTTTGATGCCTTCGCATTTTAATGTTATATTTTTAGCGCTAGCAACATCTTTGTGATCAGATTTTATATTACTAAAATGCTCCATAAAGTCAGAATGTGCATAAACCTTATAAAAGTCTTCCGAAACTCCCGCTGTTTCAGACGCTGAACTTGAAGGGTGCGCTGCACCCTCTATAGTCAAGAACTTGTTGTTCTGTGCTTCAAATCCATTATTAATGTAATATTCCATATGCTCAGAAACTCTAAACTCAGGAATAATTGTGTGATCTTTCGCCATATACCTAACATCTGCTGCGTAATCATCATATGAATCATACCATGGATTTTTACCAGCTAATGTCGGTGTTTCATATGGAATCGAAGAAGTAAAGACATTAAGAGTGTCAAACATGTTCGTGGCGCCAGGTTGCACAGAACCGGTTCCATATTCCGGCTGCTCAGTCCTCTGATAAAGTACCGATGCTGTTACGTATCTTCCATTGAGACGAGTGGCGCCGATGAGAGTACCAGAGAGTTGGAAACCTCCAAACAAAGTTCCAACATTGCTATAATTAAGTTCTCCAATTGTTTGCTGAGATGATACCAATCCGCTTGAGGCGCTACCGGCAACATATTTTGTATAATACCAATTTCTTTGAATGCCGGCGTTTCGGCCATCGGCAAGATTAAGCCCAATAGAACCAGTAAATGTAACTATAGGTGCATTTGGACTGTCCAGCGGCCACACGCTTATAGATCCAGTTCCGATATCAAATCCCATTGAATTTTTAGATAAGTCATCTCTTCTTCTATCTGTTATGTTATCGTGCCAAAATGTACGATGAGATTTAGCTTCTTTTTCCCACATTGATTCTGAATACGATGTGCGGCCTCTTGTCTTTCCTAGGTAAGCATTTGATTCTTTTGGATAAACGGTTTCGCTATAAGTAAACGAATTTAGCCCCTCAACTGGATTTTGTGGTATTACCTGAGTGTACATCGTAAGAATGTCATCATAGGCCTGGCCATCGGTTTGTCTTAGTGCCAGCTTGTTGTTTAATTCTTGGCTTCCGAAGAACCTATGGTTATTTCCATATGTGTGGCGAATATTGAGCGATTCTTTATTGCCCTTTTCATTCTCACCCAAATCTAATCGATGAATGATTGGTTTTGATCTAGAGGTCACCGGAGGATCAGTATAATGCTTAAACCCGGGCGCTCTTTTTGGAACAACGACTTCTCCAGTAGAAGACTGAGCCTGAGTTGGGACATCTTGAACTGATAATATATTTCTCTTCTTGTGGTCTCTTGCGACTCGGGTTTCGCCGGTTCTTATTTGTTTCCATGAAGGATAACCATAAGGCCCATGACGATTTAGAAGAATCGAATGTAACAGCGGATATCTAGTCTCAGTGTCTGTTTGCCCAGAGTCTATTTGTACGCCAACAATATATCTGATGTGGTTGGCGTTTATATAGTTCACAGCATTAGTGAGCATTATACCATCGGAGGCGAGATGCAGGGCGGTGTCGGTGCCCCCGTACTCATCGCCCGGGGCCTGCAAATTGTGGTCTGGAGCGAATCCTAATTGATTTTCCGAACCACTAACTACATCAAGAATTATGTTGTTTAGGCCAAGAAAGTCTACCGGTGTATAATCGAACGATACGTCGCCGCCAAAGTTAGCGGGCCAGCCGAAATAGCCCGCGGGGGAGCCGCGCGAAGTGGAACCTAGACCGCCATGTGCTCCCCAGTCGCTGGCGCTAAGAAAAACAATATCTGTTGATGCCAAGCTGGCGTGATTTCGATCTGGTTTTTGGTACCCGAACGGAATATTCGCGGTCTTATCAAGGTGCCATGTATATGCGCCTTCATGACCTGCTGTTACGTTATCCGTGCTAGCACTTAAAATAATTGATTCGGCCGAAGCAGTGATCCACGCATACTGTAAATCAGACCTTGGGATCTGATGAGTAACATATGCGTTGTCATAAGTTGTCATCCTAGTTGTGTCCGAACGTCCGTCAAGGGGGTCCGAACCTTCGTTAACATCTGGCCTGGTCAGCGGATTTCTGTTTACTTTATGATATGCCGCATCCGTGTTGGAATAAGTCGCATCGGCGTCTCGTTCTCCAAACTTACCAGCTTTATTGTACAATAGTTCTCTAAGAGGAAGTCTGACCGTTAAGTTTCTATTATTCATAGAGTTGTATACAGAATGCTCTTCTGCAGCAGTGTCAAGGAAGCCTCGTGACATTACCTCTGGCCCACCAGGAGCCGAGAATCTATTTACAAACACGAAGTCTTTTGTTCCGCGGGCAGGAAGCTCAAAATCTGCAGCCTCAATTACGGGCCCGAGGTTGGTACTGACGTTGCCAGAAACGGCGCCATCTGAATCAACGAAGTATTTGTTATTGACAGATCTACCTGCTGTCTGTACAATTTCATAATCCTTCACATAATTCCACATGGAGCCGCTTGGGCGTGAAAGTTTCCATCCACCAAAAACAGTGCCTGCGCCGGGGATCCCTGGTGCTGGGTGCGGCCCAAATGCATGATGTTGATTGTAGCCGTTTGAATTCATGAGCACCGAAGAAGACAGCTTTATATTTTTAAGCTTATTTATTATTGGCCTTGGGTTTCTTCCGGGGCCATTTGCATGGTCTAAGGTGGATGCTGTGAGGGCCCCAGAAAAGTTGGCCTCGATGTCATATACCTTTGTTAGAGATCTTGTAACATAATCAGATCCAGAAACTCTTGTTGTGATAATTCGCAAAAGACTATTTCTGTCAGAATCTACAATGGAATTTCCAGATGAAATCGATGGATTAACTCCGTCTCTTTCAGCGCGTTCTTTATACCACAGGGTATTTAGAGATGCTGCGCCGGCTGGAGAGTCCGTTCCGAACACAGGAGAAGCTCCAGAAAGATTTGTGGGTTGACCAAGCCTCCAGTTGTATTTAAGCTCATTAACGGCTTTTACAGCCCCTTCTGGTTCTGATTTCTGAAATTCTAGCGTTGGGAACTTGTGCTGATATTTGCTTCTTTCTAATACATGACTCTCAATCATATTTGAAATGTTTTCTGAAACATCGGCGGACACTGGAACCAACTGTTGTAAAATAACATTTAATGCACTGTCTATCCATTTATAATACTCAACAAACTTATCAACGTCTGGAGTATTGCCAATTCTATCAAAAAACAATTCTTTTAATTTAGACAAATCTTTGTATTGATGTCTATATTTATGGACTGGTTCACCGATCAAGTTATTGAAATCAATAATTGTCGCAAACATATTCAACATCTCTTCGGATATTGTCTGATACATGTTTTTCTCTATTGACATATAATAATGAATAGGCCTTGTGTCACGAGTGAATTTTTCGTCATCTCTCTGCAAAACATTAATCATATCAGAACTTTGAACTATCTCTGGTAAGGTTTGTTTATATGAAGGTATGAAATCTAAATTGATAACATTCGTTTGGCCGGGTAAAAATCCGAAGGCGCGGCCTGTGTGGTGTTTTTTGTGAATATGCTTAAGCCAATAATACTCGTTGGTTAATGAACCGGAGGTCAAGTCAGCAACATCAAAACCGGCGTCATTGGCTGTTGAAACTCCCGAATAGCCGCCATCAGAACTGGTTACTTGATTAAAGCCCCAATGCATCGCGAGAGTTTTTATTTGAGGAATATTAAAATGGTTCGAGCCAGATTGAAATAAGTAAGCATTTCTATACGGGTGTAATGTACCAAAATTTTCTGCGTCTAGTGCATGTGCTTTTATTACTTCATTATCTAAATAATCGTTCCAATATCTCAAAGAAGATATTCTTACATCACTTCGATTTATAACGGAGCCCGTGAAATTTGTTCTTTCAGCTCCCATATATAATCTTTTTGATTGTTTGAGCATGTCTTTGCCGGTTGAGCTAGCAACCGTGCCAGACAAAGTAAATTCGTTTTGAACTATTCCAGCATTTATATTAACACCATGAAGTTCTATATCATATATCTGATTAAGTGTTCCCGTTACCTGAGATGACCATGGATAAGCATTTGGTTTGATTCTGACTGCAAAATTCCACTTTTCATTATCATAAACGTCCCAATATAGACTACTGGATATTGCTCCAATATAAGAGCCAGTGAGCACGAAATAGGCGTGTTTAGATTCTTCTTTGTCTCTTACAGCGAAAACCTGAAAATTATACAGATCTGGAGTATTCCACGTAGTGTCTCCGGCTGCAGATCCTACTTTTACCGTATGTGCACCGAAAAGAGAAGATTGAGTAAATGGAGTTGGTATATAAAAAGACTTATCTATATCTGCCTTTCTTGGGAATACAACTTCTGCCTCTACAGTAGTGCCAATTTCGACTTCATATTGATTAGTGGCAGAACCCGTTATAAAAGAAACGGAATTTGTGACTGCCGAAGATGTCATTTGATACACGGTAGCGCCATATCTATCAGTATGGTTAAAGTCTACATATTTTTTTCTTGTCGACGTTTCCTTGAAGTTATTTTTAAATTCATATGTTGTATTATTGGCATATGTATTTATTTTTACTAATTCTTCTCCAACACCAAAAGATCTAATAACGTTTCTAAAGGCTTTCTCAGTTCCCTTAGATTTAAAAATATAAGAAATGTTATTATATATGTTCTTATAAATTAAGTTTTTTACATTGTGAAGTTTTTCACTAAACTCTCTTTTATCGTCGCGGCTGGCTAACTCGTTCAGTACAGTAGCGTTTACAAAGAGGTCATGTGTTGTTAGACCAGTCGAGCGAACAAGGTTTTTATTAAACGGTTGTGGCTTTGGGAGCGTAGCTCCAGAGCCCGTGACAGAAGAACTTGGATAACTGACACTCTTTATATCGGGAAGTTGTTTTATTTGCTGATGAAGATCATCAAAGTACGTCGCCATTATTTGAGTCAAGTTTCTTATATGATTGCCTTCTCTCACTTCATCTTCATCAGTCATCCAACTTGGAAGAGAATAGAAGATACTAGCATTATTTCTTAAATCATATTCCCTTCCGTGTGTCTCCTTTTCTGTTTTATAAGAAGTAACATCTGGATGGGAAGAATATATAATAGGGTCCTTAAATTCGGAAGTGGCAGCGCCGGCGAGAACCATAGCAGATCCAACATTTCTTGTATTTGTATTATATCCAGTAAATGTACCATTTGAAACTCGCCCTGAATAATCTAGTATTTTTGAATCTAGCGATGTACTTCCGGCGATTCCTTCGTTAAACTTGTAATAAACCCCTAATTTTGAATTTGCAGAATCTTTATTTGTTCCTCCATGAACCTGAGTAAACCAGTACTTTCCGATTTCTTTTCCTGTTCTTCTTGTTTTCCAAAATCTAAATTCGTCAATCGACCCAGAAAGCTTATTGTAACCCTTTTGATTAGAGCCTCCATCTACTGTTATAACGGCGCCGATAGTTGCCTGCAGAGCGCCGGTTACCTCGTTTATTGCCTGACCTGGATAAGAAACTATGTTTTTAAACTGACCATCAAAATAAGCTTCAGATTTTAGTGCTCCGCCTTCATTATATGCAGTAAAAGCATAATGATGCCAATTCCCATCAAACGCGTTTTGCGTTTGAATATTCGTAAAGGGTGTCATAAATTTTTCTGTGGAACCCGATACAATTCGAATTTTAAAAGGATCATCTGTTGCTCCTGTTTCTCTAGTGTGAGTGAAGATGGTCAATTGACCACGCTCGTCGCGGGAACCTGTTGTTGAGTTCCAAAGATCAAAGATTGTTTCAAATGATCCACTGTTAGAAACAGAAACATGTGCTTCTTTTCTAAGCCAGAATTCTACTGTAATGCCCTCATTCAAGTCAAATTTTAAATTTGATTCGTTGTTTGATCCAGTACTAAAAACATTAGCATTTCCAGTACTATCGCTTGGTAAAAACAGATTTTTAGAATCTGGAAAAATATCCTTCTTTGATGTATTAGTAGAGTCTTTATGTGGGCCGCCCTGAATTAAAATATATTCCACTGTTGTCGGAAGTCCATAATCTGCATGACTCGCTCCGGAGCCAGACGAGCGCATCGAAGCAATCGAACCATGACCTGTTGGCGAAAAGCTAACAAATCCATTTGTCCTTGGATATTCGTTTTCAAAAATATGGAGATCTAGATATGAGGAACTGTTGAACCACGCCGTTCTTTCATATAAAGAGCCGTCGTATGGGTAGGTTTTATATATTCTCTCTATAGAGGTCTTATAATATGTCTCTGCAGAACCATAATGTGCAAAATAAGAAGGATCAGAGAAATCAATATTAGGAACAAATCTTTCTTTATCCTCTTTATGTGCCCTGCTGAAATCTGCGGATTCTGCTTCTCCCCCAAGAGTCTCTTGAGATTTAGAAACTAAAATTTTCTCGGGCTTGTTTTTTTTATTAAAAAAGTCCTTAATGCTCATGTTTCCACCTACTCTACTCTAAAATTGAAGGTCTGAGGCTGTTCGTGATACACGCCATTAACATAATATAAGAACGAGATCGTATATTGATATCCCTTTTGTAACAAAGACATGTCGACATCAAAATAATTTCCCTGAGAGTCATATGACAGTTTAGTATGTTGGGCGCTGCCTGTTCCATATGCAATTACTTCTAAATTATCTGTTGCTCTTGTTATTTTATAATATGCCTTCTCTATAATTGTAGTGTCTGTCGAAGTAGTTGCAGTTGTATAAAGATTTGGATTCCAGTTCTTTTCGCGAGTATAAACCCTAAATCTAGCGTTTTCTAGGTTAGTGTAGTGTGTTTTAAGATTAGTTATTTTAGTCACGTATGAAGATCCAATGTCTAGATTATAATTCGATACAGACAGAGTGTTAACTGTTATTTCTGATCCAGTATGCCAACAGGTTGTTAAATCATGATTAAACCACCTATCGTATACCGCAGAAGAAGTTGTATCCAGAGCAAATGATGCTGAATATATTCCCGTCTGATGCAGTCCTCCTGTGATCACTGTTTGATTTGAGGATCGGAGAGCACCTGCGTCATAATCCACCAAAGTTAATGCATCGCCTGATGCCGCGGCAGTGTAAAGACTCAAAAGAATTGATCCATCAGAACCACTCGCAATATTTTTTAATTGACCATTGACGAAATTGTAAAGATACAGCGTCATCTTGTTATCGGCTGCTGATACTAGAGAACTACTTGCGAAAAAGTTATTTCTTCTATCCTGAAGTGATTTGTCCCACCTGGCCTCAATCACCGGACGACTAAAGTAATATTGTGTACCTCTTGCAGAGAATTTTTTCGTATAATATGATCTATAAGCACCTTCTCTATTATCGAGAATCCCTTCAGAGCCAGATTGCTTTGTCACTCCTACGGAACTAGAAAAGAATGCTTCCTGGCTTGCAGTCAAATATATTCCCAGGCCATGTTTTTCTTTTGTCCCTGCAATCCATTGCTCCACAACATCACTGATGTTTACTTGCAAGTCTTCCTCGCCATTTTTAAAAAGTACATCGTACTTTGGGCTAGAGTGGTAATCGCCGCCTGGTTTAGTCCAATCAACGCCGCTAGATGCTGTGAGCCAGTTGGCCACATCGTGATCTGTATATTCCTCCATGTCTAATCCTGAGCCTTCGGACCAAGATCTTGAGACGGCTGCGACAGTTAAAATCATATCTTTAGGAAGAGTCTGTGAGTGTTTAACATTAAACATCCTGAGCCACCATTCCACACTTCCGCTAGCGGGTATTGTTCCCGCCGTTCTGTTAGAAATCATAGTTGTAACAGGGAAATTTATTAAAATTCTTGAAAGCTCTGAAGATCCGGAAGACTCTTGACCATATATAGAAAAGACCTCTAAAGAATCGGCAAGGCCCATGTTTGACCCAGTGCCTCTTGTTGTTAAATTTGCTTTATAGGCATTTGTGATTGTAGTATCCGCGCTAGCTGTATATCTTAATATTGCCATTACCTAACTGTTCCTTCAATATCTGCATCTGTGGAGGCGATTTCAAATGCTACATTCTCTGGTGCATATATAACTCTTCCATCTGCCGAAGTGGCGGCATCTATATCAAATAAAACATCAGAATAAATTGATCCCGTTTTTTGCTCAACCTTAATGGTAACAATGTCCTCAACTCCCGTTACGGACCCTATAACTTTAAAAATGGTGGATATAGAAAACGGCTCTCCAATATCATACTTATGGTCATCGATATATTTGGCCAAAATAGAATTTATTAAAGTCATTAAATCTTTTGGGTTTGAAAATGAATCGGATCGAACAACATATTTGATCCCTAAATTAACAACCTTTCCATCCAGAATGTCAACAGTGTCATTTATCATTCTATTTTTATTCAACCATACCTTAAGATTTTGCTTTAATGTATCAGTTGCCGGAGCGTAATTTCCGTTGGGGGATTCAGATAAAACATATAAATTTAAATTTCTTTTAAAAGAATCGTTATCTTGAATTATATTGACCCTTTTTACCTTTCCAAACTTAGCCGGCATTCTGTAACAAAGATTTATATAATCTTCTCTTGTTACTGCCCTATTTTGTGAAGCGTTGGTTGCTAAAATTCTTTGTTTAAGCTCTGTTGTGTTTGGAAATGTTATATCTCCAACAATTGGTTCTGGATTTGAAACTTCTAAAGAAGTTACAACATCTCCTCTTTTACTTGCGTTGATTGCGTCTTCGTTCGGAAAAATATAACTTCTAGATCCAACGATTGTTAACATGCCCGTGAAAACATTGACATTTCCTGCTGTGTTATATCTATAGAATACTTCTAACGTTGTGTTTGCTGGTGCAATACCAAATTTATCAGTCTCTATCAATTTAGATGGATCAAAACTACTGTCAGATGTATAATCTTTTCCGTGCTGCTTCAATACAACAGAAGAAGGATCTGATACAACCTTGCTGGTGGTTGTGGCTTCTGATCCATAACCAAATTGAAGTGTTGTGTCTCCGAGGCTCTGGTCTACAACAAATCTTCTTGGAACAATCATCGGCTTCATTAATGACTTAACTTGTTCGTTATCGGCGCCTTTATTGAGGATTTCTTTATAAACAACATTTTGAGATAAATAATCCACCTCATAGTACCTGTTTCCTTCAGAGTCATACACCGAAACTATTTCTGTTATATTGGAACCATCGGATAAATTCACAGAAAGAAATTTTTGATATGCTCCAATTGTTATTTGTTCAGAAGATATTTGTCCGGATACTACGGTGCCTTGAGCCTTTATTGCATATTGGGTTGGAATTCCCGTTGTTGAATCAACTTCCGCAACTACAATCTCGTTTGTAGAATCTGCAAAATTAACGTTTTCTACTAGCGAAAATAAGACTCCATCGACAGACTCGAATTCAGCGCCGCGGCGCAAAATGGGAATATAAGCCGAATCTGGACCTAAACCTGTTGCTGCGGCGGGTACCAAGATAAATAAATCCACCAACCCGTGAGAGGCCGGCGTCTGCTCAAATTTAAAACCTATTTGCTTTCCTAATTTTAGAAGATTATCATATTCTACTGCTGTATCTAAAAAAGATTCATTAGCTTGATAGTCCAAATAAAAAGATAAAATATCTCCGACATAAGCAACTGTGTCCAACATCATCGCTCCAAATGAAGCCTCGTTAAAGTCCTGAAATGTGTCGGGGTAGTATCTTGTGGCGATGTTTACTAAATCGCTCTTTATCGTATCGAAATCTCTACTTGTGTAGTTTACAGGTATGTTTTTTTTCTTGGCCATTAAATTTTACCCTTTTCTTTCACTAATTAGGCCAATTTATCAATTATTTCTATAATATCTGAAATTCCTAATGGCATTATTTCATATTGCAACTTTATTCTCATTGCATTCGAGTTTGACGGATCTAGGTCTGGCCCGAGAGAGGGAGATGCATCAAGATTAACTATGCGCACGAATGGCATATATATCTCTACCTGCTCCTCAATCTTAGACACAATCCTTCCATAAGTGACTGGATCGTTTATTTCAAACATATATCTAAGCACTCCGACTCCGAACTCTGGTTCCATTATCCTTTCGCCGGGATTTGTTAGCAAAAGGCATTTTAAATTTTGTTGAATAAGCTCTCTATAATTTTTATTTAGGGCATATCCGTCTAAAGAATCTGGATGTAAAGGTAGTTTTGGCGATAAACCTGACATTATTCTGGCTCCTCTTTAATTTCTGGATCGCATTCTGAGCCCGACTGTGGATCTGTCTCACTTATTGGCTGCAGCTTCTTAGAATAATTACTTTCTGGTTCATTTCTTTCTCTATATTTTTCATATGGAGTCTTAAAATTAAACCCTAGCGTTAAAAACCCTAATGGAGTTAGTGGCGGGCCAATGCCAATTCCGAACGGAGGTGGGCCGAAAACATTCATTGGCAAAACGTATGGCACAGAAGACCAAACCGTTGGTAGATCCAGAGATTTCATTAATTTAATAGATGGATCTGAACGCTCGGCGTAACCCTTGATCATAATCGGAATTGTGTTGGCTGCCATTCGTTGTGCCATCGGAAATCCGATTGGACCATCAGTTGACACAACATTGTCCACTGTTTTTTTCATTTCGGCATTGGATCCGTTTTTTGCCTGGTCCGGAGTTTTATAAGAATAATATTGATCTGTTGAGCTTACTTCCATTAAAGTATAAATTAATTCTCTGAGTGCTGCTTTCGTGGGATCAAAAATTGATTTTATTGTCATATCTGAGGATCTTGTAACAGCCATGCAATACACTGTAAATAATGCTGATAATCTTGACATACTATAACAATAATCAAATACAATGTCGAATTCTTCTGAGTTTTTTAATTCTTCTTTTAGTGCGAGAAATTCAGAAATAACCTCTATGCTTTCTGGACTATACCAATCGGTAGTTGGATTATTTTCTATCGTTATTCTTGTCCAGTCGACTTCATTGTCCTTAAGATCTCCGAAATTTTCAATTCCTGCTTTTGCTAAGACTTCGTGTGCCGATTTTTCTACCACTATAATCGGAATTGGATTTACGACGCGCTCTCTGTCACGTTCATAAATTTGATCGCCGGAATCGCTGAATTTTTCCGAAAGTCCATTTTGCCTAAATTCAGTAATGGCATATGCCTTATTTTGTAGGGCAATTGGGTCGTCTAAAGTTTTACCAGGAAATAAACCATCATCTGTGTTCAGGTCATAAGATCCTATAAATTGCGCTTGAGACCAGCCCCCAAGTTCGTCTATGGCCAAGATTTCTGCTTGTGTTGTTTTCCAAGGAGATTCTTCTGTTGGCGGCAAATACATAAGTCGGGCGCCCATCTTTATGTTAAGCCTCCCCTCTAAATTCACATACTTATGATCATCTTTTATATTCCATTTAGCCCATTCTTGCCATTGTTTTATGTTGACAACGCCTCTTAAATATTCTGGAATTTCACTATCGAAAGCAGATACGCCGTCTTTCTCTTCAATTTTGAAATATTTCTCCAAGAAAAATTGCCCGTTTTTAAATTCATCCAGGTCCTCTTCCTGTTTAGTAATATATCCGAATAAATTAGGGTCGGCGCCAACGCTTTTCGAGAACCTTGGTTGCGTTACATATCGGCCCGTTCCTCTTGGATCAAGCTCCACTTCTGGTATTGTTTGTTCTGGGCCGATCCATTTGTTTAGTATCTTATCTTTAAGGAGTGAATCTGCACTTACTTCTGGGCCAAATATATCGTCGATATCATCTGACACTGCCAATAACTGTTGTTTAATTATATATTTTATAGCGTCCGTTCCGCGGATTAAGTCGACGTCTTCTTCGGTTATCGGGTCTTTTAGTTCGCCATCTCTTTCAAGCTTTTTATTCAACGACTTTAATGCTTGGCTAGCCAAATCATCATAAAATTCTGCATCAAAATTCTTTAAACTATCTGCCACTCTTTTAAGCATCGACTCCAGAAATAGTTGGTCCTTGCAAATATCTTCTGCCTTAAAGACAGAAAATACCGGGGCAGCGTTCAGCAGGACCTCTACCACAAATAATCTTATCGTTGTATAAACCGCGCCTTCGACACCTGCTTTTTCGAGCGGGGACATCTTTTTGGATTCTTCTATATTTTTTGGTTCCGGATCGCAAGATTTACCCTCGTTATATGCCTCTTTCACTTTTGTTTTTATTCCATCAAGATCCAATAAACTTTTTTTCGGAATTCCCTTGCAGGGAGCGATTTCTTTTTCAGAATCTGATGGAGGAACAAGAGAGAGTTTATCTAAAACTGATTTATTAAAGAAATCTGCTTCCGATATCAGCCTAGCAAAATATCTTTGATATTCTGCGTAGTTTTCTGGCCAAAAACTTTCCAAGTTTCCTCTAATAGTATCATTTTTGATTTCAGAAGGGATGTTTTTCAATAACATTTTTGAAAATACCTGGGCTTGAGGAGCCAAAGTATTAGAATCCGGCATTATATCCATTTCTTCTATCTTCGCCCTGAATTCAACTGGCGCTTGAGAGGTTGATGTTGTCTCATATATTATTGGGTCTCCGTAAGAGGGCTTTGCTAGCTGTTCTTCTTCTTGTTCTGTTGTAAATGGAATAGAGATGACTTCTTTAACTGTCATTTTCGAAGTGTCTAATTTTCCCTGTTGTTGGTCCGGTTGATTAGTGGTAAAAGTCAAGATCGGCTCAGAGAAGCCTGGTACATCAGCATCAAAATTATAAAATGTTGATCCAGAAAAATTAAAATGGTTACTACTAAAATTAACCAAACTTTGTTTAAGGTGTGGAAGCACCTTTTGAGTTCGAATTGTTTCTTGGTTTTCTGGTGCAATAATAAGTCCATTTTCGCCAGTAGAATTTTTTGATGGGTCGTAATCTGTTGTTGTGACCTGTTCCCCCGCACTTAAACCAATTGTATGAGGATCTGTTGTGGGATCGATTACCCTGCCCACATTTTCTGTCTTTGGATCGACGAATTCTAGGCCATCTGTAGATAACTTATAGTATGGAATTTTAGAATGAGTTTCCTCCTGGGTTACGATTAGAGACTCCAGATATGCCGCGCAATCTGTATCAAATGCTGCTTCGGTGCCGGCGTATATCTGATTTATCACCTTGTCCGTCATATGTGAAATAGACTCTGGCTCTTTTGATATAAGAGACTGTTTTGGAGGACTCAATGCCGACTCATTCAACTCGGCATGCAGTTCCTTAATAGCTGCATCTTCTTCGCATGCTTTGTCTGGAGGCATAAGATGGTCCAAATTGTCTGCATTTAAAAGTTCAGCTAGATTCTTAAGAGATTTTATTCTGTTTTCACTCTCTTTCTGCAGTTGCTTGTTAATCTGATCCTCTGTTGTTCCGTCTCCGGCTAACAACCTTCGCTTTTTGTTTATTAGTTGTTGAAAGGCATCGTCTGTGCAAAGTCCCTTTTGAAATGCCGGGGAGCAGGCAAAGCCTTGAGGAAATAGATCGGGTTCTATTTTCTTCCCCAGATTTTTAAAAAACGGGCCCGGATTTTCTAAGGGTAATGAATGTTTGGCTAGCAAATCATCTAGATGATCCATGGCTTCGTCACTCGCATTGCCCTCTAGCATATCCTTGAGTTCATCTCTTGACAGACTACCGAGCATATCGTCAACAAAATCGTCCGGGCAGAGGCCTGGTTTTAAACCTAGTTTTACTTCCAATGCGGCGCATATTTTATCTCTCAACTCTCCTAGTTCATCTAAAATGGTACCAAATTCATTTAGCATTTGCTCTAAATCATCGCAAGTCTCTGGAAATGTGGCCAGGCCAATTAGGGATTCCATAACGCCTCCTAGGGCATTTGCTAAATCTTCAGCGGCATCGCTTAGGGTGTCACTAAACATCGGAGAGTTATCCGTCGTGCACCATGTTAATTTATCCAAACTTGGCAATTTTAAAGATGGCAATTTGACACTTGGCCAATCAATATCAGGTATATTCAAATTTGGGTTTCGGCCGGATGGCCATTTCATGCTATAGCATTCCGCCATGGCGGGGAGACCTGGATTTTCTAATTTTGGCATTGCTATTCGGATGCCTCGTGATCTCCAGTTTGATGAAGAGAAATCAAAATCTGGTTCAATTTGTACTATAGTATCCTTTAAGGCTAGAAGAAGTTCTGCTTCTGGCATAACCTTTAATAAGCAGGATATTGCTAATGCCGCTGTTTTATCATACTCTGTTTGACTATATTTGTGTACATATTCTTCATCAGTAGTTTTTAAATCTCTCGGAGGTGGCTGACTAACAGGATCGCTTTCAACCTTTCTCTTGCTTTCAATGTCGGCCCTTATTTGTTGATTATCAACAGCGGCGTCTTCAATTATTTTCTCTTCTTGAGTTACATATACTTTTTCTGGATCTGATATTTTTTGTTTGCGGGTTTTTTCTACCGTCTCTTCGGTCGTTTCTTCCTTGGGGTCCGGAGGCGCGGCACCAGGAACGATATTTACATTCGGCCTTATGAATCTTGAGGTTATCTTGTGCCATCTATCATTGCCCGGATTTTTGGTAACATGATCAATAATTTTTGGCAAATAATATATGATACCTCTTGACGCGCGAGATGTATATTTTTGTAATTCTTCGCTAAAGGCGTTGTAACCGAACCTAAGCGGAAGCATTTCAATAACCTCTTTGTCCGAATCTCCGTATAAAACATAAGTAATTTCTCTAAATCCACGAGAAAAGCCAATCTCTATCAAGTCGTCTTTGTCCGGCCTTATCTTTAAGTTGTTATACTCAAATAAATTTACAATGGCATCAAACACGTCATGTACACCCTCTGCTAAGTCTTCATAATCAAGATGGGCACCAGGATGATCCCACATTGGGCCGTATTCTATAACAACATTTGAATTCTTTACTAGCTGTTTGTATTTTTTAAATTCAGAATGTACAAAATTAATATGACTCTCAAACTCTGCGCTTGATAAGTTGACACGACGTTTTGTTATATTTTCATCATCAAAATCAAAATTCTCTTGTCTTGTTGGAATGGCATCAAAATATTTTGCTGGTACTTTGATAAGAGCCTTCATATTCGCATTTGGTCGATTTTTTATGTGGTATTCGTGATCTGATAACTTCACCAGCTTAGTTAAAAGCTCCTGGTCATATTCTTTAAAAAAGAAATCCAACAGCCACACGCAGGCCCCTGTTTTAATCTCTTGGGCCCTGGAGATATACTCCGGTGATTCTTCCTCTCCGCCAGTGCCTGAATATTGTGTTTTTATCGCCAATCTGTATTCTTGCTTGATGGCATTAAAATATGGAGTGAATTTGTTAACACCGGATTTTGTCCAATCTGAAATGATTTTTCCTGTTTTTTTCTGAGGCTCTGAACCATAAGCTATTGTACTTTTAGCCTCTGGTGGAGGACCTGGGAGTTCCTCCTCTTCAGTCTCAGTAGTTATTTCCTTGCTTGCGAGTGGGGCCGGTACAGCCTTCTGATTAGTTATGATCGGAGGGCCAACAACTTTTTGTTCTGGTATATTAGCGTTTTTTTCTGTCGGCTCCGACCCGGGTTCAGAAACTGTCGGAAGAAGCTTTTTAAATAAAGGGTGATCAATATAACGAACTGTTCGCCAAGCTACTCCAACCTCCAAAAGGCTTATCTTGTCATTTGACAATCCAGATGCTTTCCAAATGTCTTGTTCGACGGCCCATGATTTTACTGCTAAAGTGGCAACTTCATCCGCATCCCTGCTAAAAACAATCGCCCAGGATTGGCTATTTTTGTATCTTTTTTCTTTCCACAGATCTGAGTCGGCTCGTTGCTTAACCATACCTTCAGATGATGGTTCGATATGTTTTTCTGTAAATGCCTTGCGTGCGTTTTTATATATATTTGTCGCTTCGTCTAAATTCCATTTGTGATTTATCACTTCTTCGCTTGCAGAGATCTCTTCTTCCGAGGTCATTGTTGGGCCCGGGGTTGGAAGTTTCTCTTCGGATGTCGATATATTATGTTTTCGTTCTGCCATTATATTTTAATTAACGTTATTATATCTACTACAGATATATTTTTTGCCGCTTTTCTCTAAATGATTTTTCTTAAATCCTATTAAATTTCTCTTGTGCTTCCATAAATCTTCTTTTGTTTTTTGTAAATGATTTATAGCCGTGACTTTTCCTACTGTTTGTGCAACTGGTGATGCAGAAGTTGGAATTCCAAAATATGGAGAAAAATGCCAATGGTCCTGTAGTGCTTCATTAAAGTCACTTTGAATCATTAACATTCCATCAACTATTCCATTTAAATTATTAAGATGCCTAATCACCTGATTTATGGCTTCTACAAGAGAATCGCCTTTGACGATAGGTTGCAAATCCGAATCATCGTTTCCCGCGATCAGGTCGATGCCTCGCACGCCAGACTCTGCGGGTACGCCCATAGAGTTTTTTAAATCAGTTCTTGTTATAAGCTGAATTCCATCTCGACCTATTATTCTAACAGCATCTGCTTTAATTCCAATTGCCGATCTTGCCTTTTGGTTGCCAAGACTTCCTCCTGTAATTTTAAAATTTTCATCAATATCTGTCTTTTGACTAATATATATCCTAGCAGAGTCATTTGTAAAATCCGGATTTACATAAACAGCCCTGTTTTTTTCATCGACTTGGCGGGGATCGTTATTGTCTCCTCTTCCGACAACCAAGTCTATCATCCCGGCTTGTGTGTCTCCCTTGCCACCGTAGCCGCTTAAACGATCTGATGGGCGGTCGCGGCCGAAAACAATATGAGAGTTATTCTTTCCTGATATTACTTTTTCATTAGGAGCTTGAATAAACACTGGTATTGCTTCTTCTAGTTTTCCACAAGCAACGCCGTTCAACATAATATCTTTTTTTCGTTCTCGCTGTTGTTGTATTGCGAGGCGCTTTCTATCTTGCCCTGTTCTGTTAATAGATTGTTTCGATGTCATATTGTTACCTCTTTTTAAAATAAGTACCAACCCAAATGTAATTTAAGGCCTCTGCAACCGGCTTTGTTAAAAGAACTTCTCTTTCGTGCATCGTTTCCAAAACATCACCAAAAGTTGTTTTGTTTTTTATAACACCTGTGGCTTCACTATCTGCCTGAAAATGCCACCATTCAGATGCGCCGCGGCTGTTCTTATACCATCCTTTCCTTCCACCAATGTTCCTAAATCCGTATGAATTCATGATCGCAGTTAAATTAAAATAATTGCCAGTAATTTCTTTCGTATAGGGTTTTTCCCCCTTTGTCTTATTTGAAATAATCGCTGGTAGAGTTAGCCTTTGTACTTCGAATTTAATTTCTTTTCCATCTGGGCCCTTTCGTGTCACGATAGTTCCTGGCGGCTTATCCGATCTCGCCCAAACAATAAATAATGGACCGTGTGTACCTCTCTTAACGGGATCGAAAGTGCATACATATTCATCAATTTCTGGCTTTGTATGTGCTGTATTTGCTGAACATGCCATAACAGTATGGAGATCAATAGCGAGGTTTGTATAGTGAAAAGATGTTAAAACTCTTCCTCCTCCGGGCTTTGGCTTTGACGCCCCTAATCCTCTTCCGGCGCCGGCGGATATAAAAACTCCCCCCAATTCATGAACTATATTTACAATCTGTTGGAGATTTCCTGCTACGTCTTCTCTCATTCTTACAGTTTCTGCGCACCAACCTTCTCGGGCGCCCCGGGTGCCGTATCTTGGACGATCCAATTGAATTTTTACTCTCTTCATTTTTGGTTTAGTTGTAACATTTCCTGCGGCGCCCAAAGCGGCCGTTTCCCCGCCGGCCGGGCCGGCAGTTGCAGAACACGTAGAACTGGATTTTGCAGATGGCTGAACTGGAGCAGACACATGCATTGTCTTGTCCGGTATCTTTTCGCCTGCCTTCACCTTTTCCAAAACCTTTTTCGCTTCTTGTAGTGCAAATTCAGCGCGTTCAAGAGCTGTTTCAAACTCATGAGGGGGTGGATCTTTCTTAGAATCTGCATCTGCCTTATTAAATTCTGATTGTGCTCTTTGGAGCATTTCTTCAGCATCTTTTTCATTTAAAAACTTTGGCGCGGGTGGCGGTGAAACTGAAGATCCCTCTGGGCTTGATTTTTCTGGTTCTTTAGGGGCATCTGACCTTGCTGTCGATTGTTCTGCAGCTACTTCTGCTGCTGCAGCTAGGGCCGTATCGCCTAAAGACTTGATTATGTCCCACCTTTTTCTCGGGCCCCAAACTTTTAAATGATCATCTGCTAGACCCCATTCCCACCACATAACAGTCCCATCTTCGGTACCACCATATTTTCCTTGTTCAATTGCGTCCTGCGGATAAAGAGACTCCATGGCCATTCTTGATGGGCTTTTCTTACTTTGGCCACCAGGATCAAATTGCCAATTTTTTCCATACGAACCTAAAGCTGGAATTACATTTACAAACCCAGTGTCTGCCCACCATTTCAATGATTTTTTTACACCTGCATCAGATGCCCATGAATTTGACGCATTACCTCTCGATGCATAAACTTGAGGAATTGCAAAGTCTGCATAAGTTTTGCCAGATGGATCCTTGGCGGCAAAAGACTCAAATGGAAAGGACTTTGATAGCGCGGCTGGGGTTCCACCGTAGCTCGTTATACCTAAAGAAAGCCCATATTTATCTGCGTATTGTTTCATTATCTGAATATGTTTTACTGCTTGTGCTGCTAGTTCCGCTCTGTTGTGATAACCAGAAAGTCTTGGGCCCTTTCCCTTAAAATAGCCGGCCTCTGGATCTGTAATAACGCCAGAAGCGCCGCATGCTACAGCTTCTTCACACATTGCTTTTGCGAACTCGTGTTCTCTATAGTCCGCAGGCTTATCAGCTGTTGGGACATGGCCCTTTGGTGTTGAGTGTGGAAACCCCCACAAAAACACCTGAACGCCATTACTTGCTAAATAATTCCCTATTTTTCGATTTGTCTCAGGGCGCTTTATTTGTGTTTTCTGGCCTTTTTTCTGAGATACAGACAAAATGCAAACAAAACCTAGACCTGCCCACTGGCAGCGTTTTAACATAAACTCTTTACCTCGCTTCGTTGAGCCCCTGAAACCAAGAAGAAACATTCCCTTGCCTTGTGGTAGTTGCCCTCTTCTAGAATCGGGGCTTATAGGAGCATATCTTGGTTTTATTTTTGGGCCGACATTGCCTAGTGCCGGCGATGGAACATGCTTTAGAGGAGCGCCAGGAGCATGTGAGCTTGGATATCCGCCGCCGCAAGAGTTTGCGAATGCTTTTGTTCCAGTGCTGCCTCCAGACCCTGGGGCGTTGCCCGGACCATTTGGCTTGTTTCCTCCGGAAGGCGTTTGCGCACTTAAGCTGCGAACAAAAATTGGATCTGATAAGTTGTCTAAATTTCCATAATCAACTTCTACAATTTGCCCTGGAGTAAGTTGTACTTCTGCTTCTTCTTCTGGAACTATACCAACAAACAGCGGATATAAATCAATCAATGGCTGACTTTCATCTGCTAAATAATCTTCGGGCTCTGGGAGTGATGTATGGATCTCTGGTATTCTGCACCTAACCATCTTTACATTTGGCGGCACACCAGAAACATCATCACTAGAACCTGCAGCAACAATAGAATTTATTCTGTTCCGAGCCTCTATTGGTATAGATAAAGAATTTGATTCATCTCTTAAAACAATCGCTCTAAACGGTCTCGAAACACTTTCAAATACATTGTAGTCAAAAACAGACCTTGCAGCCTCAACAAGAGTTTCCATTCCAGAAGTGAGATCTTCATCATAACTCCTTCTAATAAATGGTCTCTCAACGGGATTCAAGTCCCCGGGGTGAAACTGAGTCTTTTTTGTTTCATTCCCCTGTGGTGGATTCTGTGACATCTTCTTGGCCCTTTATAATATCAAATATTTCATCTTTGTCTCGTGCAGACAAGCCTTCAATGCCTTTTTCATTCTTCTGAATAAGGGCTGATATTTTAACCAACTGCTCATTGGAGCGCTGCAGGGTTTCAACATATTTTGCTGCTACCGCTCCGATTCTCTCATGTTGAGTCTTGTCGTCTGCTATGAGGGCCATTATCTCTTTTAAGAGATTAAATGTTACCGCGCGGTCATCTCTAATGTTGGTTATTGCCTCTTCTAGATATGACTCTAAATCTTTTATATTTCCCCTTTGTCCCACTTGGTTTTAAAATTCCTATATTTTTTTCTTAGTTTATTGAGATTGTTAACAACCTGCTTTGTATTGAGCCCGGTCATCTCCCTCATATAAAGATAAATAGCTTTTTTATTAAAAATTTCAATGGAATCTCGTTTTTGAAGTAACTCTTGAACCGCATATAAAACCTTTCTTTCGTTTGGTCTCATGTTTTCAACTTCCCACGATTCTATTTCTGTCCATAAATTTTCCCAGAATTCTTGTTCTTCTCTCTCTGCAACATAGGCATGCTGCTCGGTCATAAACTCTTCTTCATGCCTTTTTGACATGTTATCGAGATCTATTTCTCTACGTAGGCCCTGAGAGTTTTTCTTTACTTTGTGTATGAACCAATTTTTTGTTATGACACTAAAATATGAGAATGCTTTTGACCCCCTGTTGGGATTATATTTATCCAGAATTGTTGTTAAATACACCTTGCATTCTTCTCGTAACAAGTCTATGTTTGGTAAATTGTTAAACTTGTAAGTAAAAACGATCTTGTCGACCATTTCATTAAAGGCAGGCTCTAACCACTCTACATATAGTTTTGTCCTTAATTGATTATCAGATGTTGTTGCATAATCAATTACGGCCTGCTCGTGTTCTTCGGTAAAATAATACTTACCTTTCTTTTTAGATTTCCTCGGCATCATCCTCTTCCATGTCGTTTTCTTCTTCCGTGAAGCTATAAACATTTTTATAACCCTCAACATATTCAACAATATTTTGAGAATGCCTGATCAGCGCCTGCAAGGTTTCATCACCATAATATGTTTCAAGAGAATGTATCTTCTCAAGATGTTCTGCAAAACCTTCAAGGTTGCCCAATAAATCATCTATATTATCTGATATAAAAAATATCTTCTGGAAAAGGCGTTTTATATACCAAACTAGTATAATATTTGCAGATATTGACAGTAATAAAACTGAAACTAATAAAAATGTTGTCATAACTAAAACTCTTGATTTCGCATATCTTTCTTTTCTTTGCGAACATCATTTTTCGTATCTTCAATAAATTTTTTAACAATGGCGCCGGCTTTTTTCTTCGAAGACACTTTAGCCTTTGACATTACGGGAGGTATGCGAACAAGAGTGTTTTTTGATGAACATTCTTTACAATCCTCCAATTTCTCTTTCATGGAATGCATTGTTTCAAAAACTACTTCACATTTTTCGCATTTGTAACAATAAATTGGCATATTAAGGATCCATTTCACCCTTAATTGGCGCTTCCTCTTCATCTTCCGGCATACGAACCAGTGGAGGATTCATAACAAAAAGTTCTCCTTCTTCGTTTTGTTTAAAATTAAAATCCTTTAAAACTGGAACAATATCGCTTTGTTCCAACAAGGATCTTTGCAGAGCCATCATTACCGCCCCAAGTGCTTGATCTGAAAATTGCATTTTATTTCTCCTTTTTTGCAAAATTTACTGCTCTTCCAAGCAGTTTTTCCCAGTCTTTCTCTGGTCTTAGTTCTAAATTCTTCTCCCACGCCGCAGACATTATTGCTGGATTGATGCCGGCTTCAATTGCTAAACTTATAAAAGCGTTTAGATCTTTTGGAAAGCATGATCCGCCGAAGCCCAACTTGCCGTCTGGGCCTGGTACGGAGAAGTGTGTTTTTCCAATTCTTTTATCATATAGTGCATATTCTACTACTTTGTCGAAATCTGCATTCACTTTGTCACAGACTTGTTTAAATTCATTCGCAAAACTCACTTTAGACGCCAAAAAACAATTTGTAAAATATTTCACAAGTTCTGCTATAGTCGATCCGGTTTTAATAATCGGCGTTTCCTGAAATACTTTTTTATAAAGTGTTTTTACCTTCGTTGTCCCGGGACGGGGGCCGCCCAGTATTATTCTTGCCTGGTTTTTAAAATCTTCAATATAATTTGCTTCAGTTAAGAATTCGGGATTGAATACAACTTGTATTTTTGTGCAACGATCATTAAGTTTTTCTGTCGTTCCCGGGAGTACTGTTGATTTAATTATCACCACATGATCTTTTGTTCCAACATTATCAATCTTAAGTATGGTTTCTTCAATTATTGAGGTATCACATGATCCATCTGGATTCATTGGTGTCGGTAAACACACAAACAACATTTTTGTTCTCTCAACCAACTCCTCTAAAGTAGAGCATGTTGATTTTTCTCTGGAGTATTTGTCGTATGTTTCGACGGTGACTCTGTTTTCGAAACCTACTCTAACTGCTGTGCCGACAAAACCCTGGCCAACAATCCCTATAGAATTAAATTTATACATTAATACCCCGGTTGGAAACTTTTGGCTACTTCAGCCAGATCATGCTCCAACATTATATCGGCTAATTCTGTAAAACTTGTTTTTGGTTGCCAATTCAGCACCTTTTTGGCCTTTGATGAGTCTCCCAGTAGGTAAGGTACCTCATGAGGTCTATAAAATTTAGTATCTATTTCCACATATTTCATCGGATCTCCTAAACCGGCTAAGTCAAAAACCACCTCTAAAAATTCCCGAACTGTGTGTGTTTCTCCAGTAGAAATAACATAATCATCAGGAACATCTTGTTGCAACATCAGCCACATCGCCTCTACGTAGTCTCCTGCATATCCCCAGTCTCTTGATGCGTTTAAGTTGCCTAAATACAACTTGTCTTGTAGGCCATAAACTATATTGGCCGCGGCCCTGGTTATTTTTCTTGTCACAAATGTCTCCCCTCTTCTTGGAGATTCGTGATTGAACAAAATTCCACTACTACAGTGCATACCATAAGATTCTCTATAGTTCCTTATAATATTGTGAGCAAAAACTTTGCCGCATGCATAAGGAGAGGCGGGCATCAATCTAGATTCCTCATTAAACGGATAGTTTGGATTATCACCATACATTTCTGAAGAAGAAGCTTGATAAATTCTTACGTCTGATTTTCCAACCATTTTGGCAGCGTTCAAGAGTCGCAAAGTACCCATGGCCACGGCGTCGACGGTGTGCTCCGGTATTTCAAAAGAGACTCTAACGTGAGATTGCGCCGCCAAATTATATATCTCATCTGGCTTATGTTGTATTATAAGCTCATATATCCGGCCGGTATCATTAAGATCAAAGTATTCCAATTTGAAATTTTCGTTGTTGTATATAGAATTAATTCTTTCTGTGCAGATAGTCGACGTTCTTCTTTTCAAGCCCACGACTTTATAACCTTTGTCAAGGAGAAACTCTGCCAAATAAGATCCGTCTTGGCCCGTAATTCCTGTTATCAATGCTGTCTTCAATCTATGCCTCTTATGTTTGGATAGTTCATTATATACCATTCACAAGTGTTTGTTAACGCTTGTTTAAAGTTTGTATACATTTCTTTTTTCCATCCAAGCTCCAATAATTTTTTGTTTGACGACGGCTTTCTAAATTGCCCTCTTAATTTTGTATCATCCCATTGTACTGGTCCACTATATTCCAAAATTTCGCTAACTATATCCACAACCTCAGATATAGAAAGTTCTTCTGTATTTCCTATATTAATGGGATGCTTTCCATCATATTTTTCTAGCAAAAACAACAAAACTTTAGCTAGATCTTGAGAATATGTAAATTCTCTCCTTGGTGTGCCGTCGCCCCAAAATACAGGTGTCGTGCCATTTTCCTTTGCATCATGTATCTTTCTTATAATTGCTGGTATTACATGACTATTTTCTAAATCAAAATAATCATGTTCTCCGAAAAGGTTATTTGGGATTGCAGTAACAAAATTGCAACCATATTGTTTCCTCAGAGCCCTGGATTGGACATCCAGCATTCTTTTAGCATATGCATATGCAAAATTAGTATGATGAGGTTCTCCAGAGTTTATTTGATCCTCTGTTAGTGGATAGGATACACTATCTGGATATACACATGTACTTAAAAGAGAGACTACTTTTTTGGCGCCGTATTTTCTTGAGAAGTCCAAAACGTTTGTGTTTATGCGAATGTTTTCAGTAAAAAATGTGCCCAAATAATCATAATTAGCTTTTACTCCACCAACGCGCGCGGCTAAATGCACGACATAATCTGGTCGATGATCTACGAACATCGCTTCGGTTTCCTCTTGGTTTAGGAGATTGTAGTCCCGAGAAGAAATGTAAATGGCATCTGGAAGGATTTTTTGCAAAGCATTTCCTATCATGCCCGTGCCGCCAGTAACCAGTATTTTATTTGTCATTAAAAAAGTCCCTTGAATTTACCGCTTTATCACATATAAACAATTCATAGTGAGGCTTGCCTAGCATAAGCTTGTGATATTTAACTCCCCACTTTTCTAATTGATTTGTTGTTAATTCTGTCCAATCCTTACCTGTGACCGAACCTCTTGCTGTCCAATATACGACTTCGTTTCCTTCATCATACAATTTATTAATTTTCTTTATATTTTTCATAAAAGGCTCTGCTTTTTCATAATCGCCTTCTGTACTGGTACAAATGGTACCATCTATATCAACATAATATATCATTTAATCTCCTTTCAAAATTCTATGACTATCGCTGTCAAAATGTTGCGTAGAAAACTCAAATAATTCAGTATCTTCCAGTGCAAGCATTTGATGTCTAAGTCCTCGATATACGTGGAAGCTATCGCCTTTACGAAGAATAGTTTCTTCTGCCAAATCTATATCGTCGTGATCTGAATATTTTACCAGCATTTCGCCGGATTGTATATAGAAAACTTCGTCTTTTAATTTATGGTAATGCCAAGAGCATCGCTTGCCCTTGACAAAATAAAGCAGCTTTCCACAATATTCCTCACAATTAACTATCCATTTTTCAAACCCCCATCCTTTTGGGACGAATTTCATATCCATAATTCTACCTCTTATTTATTATATTTTTTAAGCCAGTGATCTATCATATCATCCAGCAAAGATTCAAAAGTATATTCTGGTCTCCATCCCAAAATCTCTCTTGCCTTTGAGGGATCCCCCTTTAAATAGCTGAGTTCTTCTGGGCGCATAAATTTTGGATTCTGTAAAACATAATCCTCGTAATCCATATCGAGTTTATTAAAAACATACTTACACAAATCTCTAACTGA